AGAAAACTCATTTGATTGACCCTGCCAGTCGGGGTACCCCTATTTAGGGGAGGAGAGTTGAGACTCCAAAAAGAGAAGCTCTGTGTATGCTTTTATGATGCGAAAAGAATACATATTTAAATAAATTTGCATTACTAACAATAATTATATTACTTTTATAATAAACTATATTATTAATTTTATGAAATCTAAGAAGGTTCCAAAATGTGTGTATGAATCTCAATCTGACACTATCCGTTCAACTCCTATGGAAGGAGATGGTAAGGTTAAAAGCCAGATTGTTTCTTTTGCTGATGATGATGCTGGATGGGCTGTTGATATTGGCAGTTCTACGGATAGCACCATGAATTTAGCAGATAATATGAATTCTGACTCTTTAGGAAATTTTCTTAAACGTCCGATCACTGTTGCACCTCTTAATTGGGCTGTAGGAGCACCATTTTTATATGAATTTAATCCTTGGGATTTGTTTTGTTCAGATCCTTTTGTTAAAGAAAAACTCAATAATTTTGAACTCTTACGTTGTAATCTGTGTGTTAAAATGACTATTAATGGAACACCTTTTCATTATGGTCGTTTGTTGGCATCTTATAATCCATTAAACGGGTACGATCAAGTTACTGTTTTAAGAAACTTCATTGACCAGGATCTAATTGGTGCTAGCCAACGACCTCATGTCTTTTTGAATCCAACTAAAAGTGAGGGAGGTACATTACATTTACCTTATTTCTTTCGAGAAAATTATATGTCACTTACTGATAAGGATTACCAAGATATGGGAAAGATTACTATTAAATCATTTGGGGTATTAAATCATGCAAATGCTGGTAATACGCCAGTCACTATCAGAGCATTTATTTGGGCTGAGAACGTTGTTCTTACTATGCCTACTACTTTGGTTTCCCAATCTGGGAGAAGCAGGAAGTTAGGTAATGATGAATACGGACAAGGTATTGTTTCCAAGCCTGCGAGTGCTATTGCAAAAGCAGCTGGAGCTCTTAAAGGTTCACCTATTATTGGTCCTTATATGAGGGCTACAGAAATGATAGCTGGTGGTGTGGGAGATATAGCCAAATTATTTGGATATAGTCGACCACCACTTTTGCAAAATGAGATTGTTGTCAAACCACAATATGTAGGCAATGCAGCAAATGTAGACGCTCCTGAAAATATTCA